TTGATCTCTAAACTCATCAAACTTTTCTTTTGTATGTTTATAATGGATATTTGCTTTTTTACTTACTCCATAATAACCATCTGCTGCCCAACCAGAGAGTACATAAGTCTCTGCAATCTTTGGGTACACATGTAAGAAAGGATACACACATTCGTAATGGGTTTTCTTTTTGCATCCTAAACTTACTAACTTGTAAAAGTCTTCTTCAAGTTTTGTAGTATCTATTATAGTTCCTACAAATGCCCAATTGTGATTCTTTGCAATCTCTTTAGCCTTATTATAATCATATGAGGGTTCATTGTCAAGGCAAAAAGAATATGCCGTTATAGTCTTTCCTAGTCTCTCAGCCGCCAATGCAACTGATATACTATCTACCCCACCAGACAATAATACTGCTACATTCTGATCTGGTGTTGTTTGTTCTATGTTTTCAACTAATAGTTTATCTATCATACAAAAAATTCATCTAGGGTACCCTGTGTACCATAAGTTCTATCCACATTCCATTTAATTTTTTCAGTAATATAATGTAGGGGTTCAATAAAAGACTTTTCAAATTGTGTTTCATAATCAACCGCAAACTGTATTTCTTTTGGTAAAGTTGTAATAAATGAAATACTAGATGATTGAAATATGTTTGGTAATTGCATATGTAAAAATTTAATCTTATCACCCTCTTGTATAAATGGGTATTTGTGTGATAGTTTGTTTTTCTTAACTAGATGATTGTATAATATAGCACCTTTGACATGTATTGGTGCTCCCTTTTTAAATAGATTGTGTGATTCAGTCCACTTCTCTAGACCGTTTACACTTCTAGGATATGCCACATCTTCTGGTGGCAATGTTAGAAACTCTTTTCTAAAATCTTGAATAAAAGTATTTAATTCTTTTTCATCACCATCCATAATGATACGTAATGCTTGTTTAATTTTTTCACGACAAGGTGCTGGTGTTGATGACTTGACTGCTTCTATTCCCATAATCTTTAGTTTAGGTTCTTGATAACGAACACCTTCAACGTCATGTGCATTTAAAATATATCTTTTCTTTGCTGTCCATATACCTTTGTCTGCAATTACTTCACGTTTCATTTGCATTTTTTGATCGTATGCATGAGTATAATCAGCAAGTTCTTGATATGCACTATTAATAAATGGTTCAATCTTTTCTTTTGCAATAGTGTCAAGAAAGTCAACAGGTGATTTAGGTTTAAACTTTTCAATCAGTTCATCAAAACGTATATAAACTGAATCAGTATCAGAGGCAATAACATAATCAGCATCTTTTGTTTTCAACAAGTCATTCATATATTCGTTTATCTTATGTTCAATCCAACGAATAGATAACTGACCAGAGGTAGTAATCGCTTCTGCCATAGGTAGATTGTAATATCTAAACCAGTTGTTACCAATCGCACCATATGCTGAGTTAAGTGAAATCTTTCTTGCCATTTGTATGTTATCAAATTTAGATATCATCTTTAGCAATTTTGGATTTTTAGTTTTTTCATATTCTTGTTTAGCATCTAACATTGCTCGTTTGTATTTGACTCTATCGTCATACATCGTTTGCATCATTTCAGGTAAGAAACCTTTTTTATCAGTTCTAAACAAAGCACCATTTGGTGTCATAGTTGTATCTTTTAAAATAGAAGTATCAACTTTCTTTTCTAACATCTTATCTACATTCATGTTAGGTACAGTCTTTTCACTCTTTAATGTTTCTGGTGAAATATTATATTGCATGATTAAATGTGGATACAAACTATTTAAGTCAAACGACACAACCCATTTGTGTTCACCAACCTGTGGGTCTTTCACATATGCACCTTCATACTTATCAGATTTTTCTTTGTTAGTCTTTTGTGGTATTACAATCTTTTTATCCATTAAATAATTGTGTATTAGAATATCCCAATAACGAACCGTACCAAGAACATCAACATAATTTACTTTTGCTTCGTATGCCATGGTTAAACATAGTTCGATTAGTTTCATCTTATCTTCTAGTTGGTCAACTATCTCAACGTCTTTAATATTATAATCAATAAAAGATTGAAAATCATTTGTGTACCAATCTCTAAATGTATCATGTGGATTTTCATCTTTTTTGATACCAAGTTCTACACTAGCGATATGATCTAGTTTATAACTTTCTTGATTGGTGTATGTAAATTTTCTATACAGATCATAGTAGTCAAGAGCCGCAACACCTTGTATTTCATATACTTGATGTTGTCTACCCATTTGATATATTGTTTTAGATAATACTGATCGCCATGGTGATAAGTCTTTTAAAGTTTCTTCACCCATTATTCTTTTAATACGATTACACAAATAAGGTATATCAAAAAACTCTGTATTCCAACCAGTAATAACATCTGGTTGATTTACTTTCCAAAACTTTAGAAACTCTGTAAGTAATTCATATTCATTATCACATTCAATATACACAACATCTTTTCTATCCGTCTTATACTTACCCACACCCCAAACAAATATTTGTTTATTCTGCTGGTTCTTAATTGTAATAGATAACATTTCCTCAGCTGCATCTTTTACATTTGGGAAACCATTTTCACAAGCGACTTCAATATCAATTGTAATAATTAATACTTCATCCATATTCCAATCAAGATTAGGATATTGTTCGTATAGATAATTAAATTGAAAGTTGGTATTACCATATACCAAATGAGGTTGATCTTCGTATTGTTGAACCCAATTCTTAGCTTCCTTTATAGTTTCATGTTTGACTGGCATCACATATTTACCATCAAGAGTTTTATACTTTGTTTCTCTCATGACGGGGCAAAACATTGTAGGCGAATACTTAACCCTACGATTAATACGTTCACCATTAACAACTTCTCTTAATAGAAGGTTGTTTCCCCATTGTATAATATTTGTATAAAATTTATTCATCAATTCACATAACTGGTTTTGAAAACCACACAGGTTCTTAAATCATGACATATTCTTGATACAGGCATTGCTTGATGTGGCAATGATGCTGTAAAACATATTAGTCTATTTCCTTTATAGTTTATTAGAGTCCCTTTGTCAAGGGTCTCATCGTAAATAGTTGTGCCACCACCAAAGTTTACATTCCATTTTAAATTAGGATAGTAAATAAAAGTAACATCACCATCATCTTTATGTATTGATGGTTCAACCCCAGGTGTGTGTGCATTTAAATAACATCTTTTAATTTTAACTTTTGGTAGTTCTCTATGATTTTCAATTTGTTCCCACAATGGTAGTAAATATTCAAAACCATTTTTATCTATTTCTTCTACCGTTTCGCCGCAATATAAATGCCAATGTCTTGACGGAATATCTTTGTTTGCCTTATAATGCCAAGACCATTTTGTATCTGTATTATGAATACTGTCATCTACTAAGTGAGCTAAATGAAACTCTAATATATCATCTATAACTTTTATCATTTTAAAAAAAACATATCACAACCAAAATTTTCTCTTTGTCTTGATAGATATGCCTTATATCCTTTCGATTTAAAATCATCTATTACCTCAATTATATCAAACATTTTTTCCTCTGGGTTTGGGGAAAGTAAATGTGCCCTAATATGAAAACATCTTATTGGTATATTATGATCTAATATCTCTCTACAAGTATCATACCATACACCCCAAGTATCTGCTTTCACTAAGTCAGGTAAACCATAATGTCTAATCATGGTTCTTAAATTTTGTGTCTCAACGTTTACATATTGTTGTTTATCATCCTCGTATAATGGATTTAACGAACTAATAAAGTGTGGTTCTAAACTATATTCTCTACCATATGGTCTATTACCATATCCTATTCTATTTTCTATTTCTGGTACTGGGTTAAAATAAAATGGCATTGTACCATTGTCTTTAGCATAAGATACATTATGAAATTGCATCTGTGGTTTAAATGACCAAGTTTCAGTATCCCACCATTGTTTTGATTCGGGTGAACCATCGAAACAATGAAACTTTAAATTAGGATTATCTGTTGCCATTGCGATTTCCATATCGCAATCTCTTGATACCCCAATACTATAAACTAAAGAATATTTTTTAATTTCTTCTCTAGGAAAACGATACCTACCATATTCCTCAAATGGAATATATGTTAGATGATCTTCCTCTATCAGTCTTAATTGTTTTTTAAGTTGTGGTAGATTATCGAAGAATTGATTTTGTTGTATTGCCATCACTTGAGTCTTTCGACTTTCCAATATTATATTTTGTTTCTAAAGTCCAATCGTTTTTTTCTTTAAATGCTATAATTTTAATTTGACTTAACGGAGCGATAGGTTCTAATTGACCTAGTACTGATACCAAACCCCAATCTGAAAGTAATGATGCAATACGATTTCTACGACCTATATCATTTTCAGACAAGTTTGTTTCCTTGCCGTCTAATGCAAATAGCTCTTTGAAATGTACTATGTAATACTTG